CGGCTACGGCTCCGGCTACGGCTCCGGCGACGGCTACGGCGACGGCGACGGCGACGGCTCCGGCGACGGCTCCGGCTACGGCTACGGCTACGACTCTGGCTACGGCTCCGGCTACGGCTCCGGCGACGGCTACGGCGACGGCGACAACTACGGCGACGGCGACGGCTACGGCTCCGGCTACGGCTCCGGCGACGGCTACGGCGACGGCGACGGCTACGGCATCACATCGTTTGACGGCAGGCCGGTGCATAAGATCGACGGGGTGGCTACGATCCTGCGCAGCGTGCGCGGGAACGTAGCCCACGGGGTGATTCTGCACCGGGATCTCACCACGGAGGAGTGCTACGTAGTGAAGCAGGATCGCTTCTTTGCCCACGGGCGGACGCTGGCCAAGGCGATGGAGGCGCTGCGGGAGAAGCTGTTCGAGGATATGCCGGAGGAGGAGCGGATCGCAGCGTTTCTGGCGGAAACGGAGGACGGGATGCGCTATCCGGCGCAGCACTTCTACGACTGGCACCACCGGCTCACCGGCAGCTGTGACATGGGGCGGCGGGCATTCGCCCGGGAACATGGCATTGATGTGGAGGGCGGAACCATGTCGCTGCGGGAGTTTCTGGAGCTGACGAAGGACGCCTACGGCGGCGACGTGATCCGGCGGGTGATACAGGAGGTGGGGTGATGGCGAAATACATTGACCAGTCCGTAGCGATTGCGCGGCTTACTCATCTGGAAGTGACAGACCCCACCGCTACCATGGTGGATGCCAAGCGGGTGCTGGCGGATACGCTTCCGGCCGACGTGGCGCCGGTGGTGCATGGGCGGTTTGTCCACATAGGGCCGAGATTTGCCGGGGGTGTGGATTGGTGGAATTGCAGTATTTGCGACAGTCTGGTATCCGGTGCAGAGACACGGTTTGTCTATTGCCCCCATTGCGGCGCGAAGATGGATGGAGTGCTGTAATGAGCAGGCCGCGGTACGACTGGTGGGGGTACGCCAAGGGGATGATCCGGCGCTACCCGGGGGCGGTGACGGCGCGGGAGCGGCGGGCTGTGAGCGAGGCGGTGCGGCAGACGCTGGAGATGCCGGACGGAAAGGCGCGGATGAAGCTGGTGGACGTGATCTTCTGGCGGCGCTCTCACACCCTGCCGGGAGCGGCGGCACTGTGTCATGTGTCCGAGCGCACCGCCAGGCGCTGGCATACCGGGTTTGTGTTTCTGGTGGCCCGGGAGTTCGGGCTGATGGAATAGCGAGAAAGAGGAGAGTTGGCAGCTCTCCTCTTCTTTTCTGTTTTGCACAAATGCAAAACTATAAGTTTGTGCACATTGACCATATTTAAGGGAAAAGTTGGCCTTAAAAAGCCATTTGGGTGTGCTACCATGGAAATGGCAGGGATGGCACGGCCTGCCTGTGAGTTCCTTTTTGGCCTCCTTTCTTGGGTGGTCGCCGGGGAGACCGGCGGCTGCCCCCATATGCGGGCAAATGTCCCAAGGTGGCGACGCGGTCTCCAAAACCGCGTGTGGTGGGTTCGATTCCCAACTGCCCGTGCCATGATCTGCTGGTAGAGCGCCAGCAGCAAAATCAAAAGAAAGCTCAATGGATGCAGGAGAGGCGGATAGCCGGGGACAGACGCGCCAGGGACAAAGGCCAGTGGTGGGAGGCAGGCGCGTTGGAACAGAATGCTGGATTGAGGGGTGGTGTACGGTGGCGGCAAGGCTGACAGATTGGCAGAAGAAGAAAATACTGGCCGACTATGTGCAGCTGGGCAGCTACAACGCCACGGCGAAGATCAACGGGTGCGCCCTGAACACGGTGAAGAAGCTTGTGCAGGGAAATGCAGACATCGCAGAGCTGTGCATTCAGAAAAAAATGGAGAACACCGCGGACGTGCTGGCCTACATGGAGACACAGCGGGACGTGGTGTGTGAGATCATCGGCAAGGGGCTGACCGCTCTCAACGATCCCGATAAGCTGGCGGCGGCCACGCCTGCCCAGATCACCACGGCGCTGGGGACGCTGATCGACAAGTGGACGCTGCTGCAGGGCAGCCGGGACAAGGCCGATGTCCGGGTGGAGCTGGGCAGCATGGAGGAGTACAGCGAATGAGCACGGTGCTGCGGATGGATCCGCCCAACAGTGAGCCGCAGGCGCAGTTTCTGCGGGAAAAGCACAAGTATGTGGCCTTTGGCGGGGCGCGAGGCGGCGGCAAGAGCTGGGCTGTACGCACCAAGGCCAAGCTGCTGTGTCTGCGCTACCCCGGTATCCGGCTGCTGATCGTCCGGCGCACCTATCCGGAGCTGGTGAACAACCACATCCGGCAGCTGCGGACGGAGCTGTTGGGGGTGGCGCGGTACAACGACAAGGACAAGGTGCTGACCTTCGGTAACGGCAGCAGTATCAACTTCGCCTACTGCGCCAGGGACGGCGACCTGGATCGCCTGCAGGGCGTGGAGTACGACGTGATCTTTCTGGACGAGGCCACGCAGCTGTCGGAGTTCCAGATGCAGGCCATTACCGCCTGCCTGCGCGGCGTGAATGACTTCCCCAAGCGGGTCTATTTCACCTGCAACCCCGGCGGGCAGGGGCACCAGTACATCAAGCGGCTGTTCGTCGACCGGCGGTTTGCCGAGGGCGAGAAGCCGGAGGACTACGTATTCATCCGCTGCGCTGCGGCGGACAATAAGGCGCTGATGACCAAGCAGCCGGACTACATCCGGCAGCTGGAGGCCCTGCCGGAGAAGTTGCGCAGGGCGTGGCTGCTGGGGGACTGGAACGTATTCGAGGGGCAGTTCTTCGAGGAGTTCACCGACGACCCCAGGCACTACGCAGACCGGCGCTTTACCCATGTGATAGACCCCTTTGAGGTGCCGGAGGGCTGGACGATTTACAGGAGCTTCGACTGGGGCTATGCCAAGCCCTTCTCCTGTGGGTGGTGGGCGGTGGACTACGACGGGCGGCTGTACCGCATATTGGAGCTGTACGGCTGCACGAAAGAGCCAAACACCGGCGTGAAGTGGACGCCGGACAGGGTGTTTGCCGAGATCCACCGTGTGGAGACGGAGCACCGCTGGCTGAAGGGCAAGAATATTCAGGGTGTGGCCGACCCGGCCATCTGGGACGCGGAGAGCGGCGAGAGCATCGCCGAGACGGCGGCGCGGCACCGGGTCTATTTCACCAAGGGCGACAACAAGCGGCTGCCCGGCTGGATGCAGGTGCACTACCGGATGGCCTTTGACGAGGGCGGCAAGCCCATGCTCTACGTGTTCCGGGGATGCAAGTCGTTCATCCGGACGCTGCCGGGATTACAGTACGACGAGCACGCCGTGGAGGACGTGGACACCGACGGCGAGGATCACATCGCCGACGAGACCCGGTATATGTGCATGGCGCGTCCCATCAAGCCCCGGATGGCGCCGCAGCGTGACACCTATCTGGACAATCCCATGTACACGGCGCTGGACATCCCCAGAGAGGACGTGCTGAGCGCGCCGGAATATATCCCCATGCAGATCAAGGAGGCAGATTGATGGACGAGAACAGAGAGGTGCAGGGCACGCCGGAGGCAGATCGCCGCCCGGTGGTGACCATCGGGGCGGAGCAGCTCCATCAGGCCACGGAGACCCTGCAGCGCTACAAGCAGGGCAAGACCAATCTGGAGAAGCGCGTGATCGACAACGAGGAGTGGTACCGGCTGCGGCACTGGGCGTGCCTGCGGGCAGAGTCGCAGAAGCAGCAGGTGGAGCCGGTGAGCGCGTGGCTGCTCAACTCCATCGCCAACAAGCACGCCGACGCCATGGACAACTACCCCGCCCCCAACATCCTGCCCCGTGAGCCGGGGGACGTGGAGGAGGCGCGGCGGCTGAGCGACATCGTGCCGGTGGTGCTGCAGCAGACCGGGTTTGAGCGCACTTATTCCGAGGTGTGGTGGGACAAGCTCATCGGCGGCACCGCCATCTACGGTGTGTTCTGGGACGGCAGCAAGCTGGGCGGGCTGGGCGACATCGCCGTGGAGCCGGTGGACGTGGTGAATCTGTTCTGGGAGCCGGGGATCACCGACATCCAGCGCAGCGCCGACGTGTTCTATGTGCGGCTGGAGGACAACGCCGCGCTGGAGCGGGCGTATCCGCAGCTGGCCGGGAATCTGGGCGGCTCGACCCTCAATGTGAGCGCCTACGTCTACGACGACACCGTGAACACCGCCGACAAGTCGCTGGTGGTGGACTGGTACTACAAGCGCAGCGGTCAGAGCGGCACCCAGCTGCACTACTGCAAGTACGTCAACGACACGGTGCTGTACAGCAGCGAGAACGTGGGCACGCCCTGGTATGACCACGGGAAATACCCCTTCGTGTTCGATCCGCTGTACCGCATCAAGGGCACGCCCTGCGGGTTCGGCTACGTGGACATCGGCAAGGGCACCCAGGAGTACATTGACCGGGGGGATCAGGCCATCATGGCCAATATGCTGTCCAACGCGGCGCCCCGGTTCTTTATCCGCAGCGACGGTGCGGTGAACGAGCAGGAGTACGCCGACTGGACGAAGCCGTTTGTGCACACCAACGGGAACCTGGGACAGGACAGCATCCTGCCGGTGACCGGGCGGGGGCTGAGCGGCATCTACCTGAACGTGCTGGAGCAGAAGATCGCCGAGCTGAAGGAGACCACCGGCAACCGCGACGTGTCCACCGGCGGCTCCACCTCCGGCGTGACGGCGGCCAGCGCCATTGCGGCCATGCAGGAGGCGGGCAGCAAGCTGAGCCGGGACAGCAACAAGGCCGCCTACCGGGCGTTCCGGGAGGTGGTGGAGCTGGTGGTGGAGCTGATCCGCCAGTTCTACGACGCGCCGCGGCAGTTCCGCATCATCGGTGAGAGCGGGCGGCAGGAGTTCGTGATCTATTCCAACGAGGCACTCAGGCCGCAGGCGCAGGGTGTGGCGTTCGGGGTGGACATGGGGTACAGGGTGCCCCAGTTCGACCTGGAGATCACCGCCGAAAAGGCCAGCCCCTACAGCAAGCTGAGCCAGAACGAGCTGGCGCTGCAGTTCTTCGGGGCGGGGTTCTTCAATCCCCAGATGACCGATCAGGCGCTGGCGTGTCTGGAGATGATGGACTTTGACGGCAAGGAGCAGATCATGCAACGCATCGCCGCCAACGGCACGCTGTACCAGCGCCTCCTGATGGTGCAGCAGCAGGCCGTGGCCATGGCGCAGCTGGCGGATCAGCTGGGCGGCACCGACTTCGCCATGCAGATGCTCGGCGGCGGGCAGGCAGGGCAGCAGCCCATGCCCGGCGGCGTGCCGGACATCAAAGCAGACGGCGGCGAGAGCAGCGTGACACGCAACGCACGGGAGACGGCGGCCAGCCGGGCGACCCCGACGTAAGGAGGACGGCATGATCGAGATCAGGATGGAGCGCACCGGCAAGACCCGGGTATTGCAGATGACGGGACACGCGGGACAGGCCGATGTGGGGCAGGACATTGTGTGCGCGGCGGCGTCGATCCTGTGCTACACGGCGGCGCAGACCGCCCTTGACCTCTACGAGAGAGGGCAGCTGCACAAGCGGCCCCGGGTGGAGATGGAAAAGGGCCGCAGCGTGGTCACCATCTGCCCCAAGGCATCGGCGGAGGCCGAGGTGACGGTGGCGCTGCGGACGGTGGAGACCGGGTTTGCGCTGCTGGCGCACCACTACCCGGAGTATGTGACATTTGAAAAAAGTGAATAAAGGCGCAAAGCCTTTAGGATAGGATTCGCCCACCTGACGGGCAGATCACGGGCTCGCCCACCTACGGGCAGGAGGATACAGTATGAAACATTTGTTCCGTTGGCTCGATCTCCAGCTGTTCGCAGAGGGAGACGGCGGCACAGCAGCGGGCACTACGGGCGCGGCGGCTGACCAGAGCGACCTCTCCGGGGTCGTGTACGGCAAGCAGGCCGAAGAGACGGCACCCGACGCCGGGGCGCAGCCGCAGGAAGAACCTGCAAGGGATCTTGGCAAGGAGTTTGAAAAGCTCATCAAGGGCGAGTTCAAGGACGTGTACGCCAAGCGGGTACAGGACACGGTGACCAGACGGCTGAAGGCCACCTCTGCCGACGTGGAGGCGTTCCACGCTGTGCAGCCGGTGCTGCAGATGCTGTCCCAGCGCTACGGCGTGGACGCTGCCGACATCAAGGCGCTGTCCGCCGCCATCGAGGAGGACGACTCCTTCTATCAGGCGGAGGCAGAGCGGATGGGCGTGAGCGTGGATCAGGTGAAGTCCATCCGCAGGACGGAGCGGGAGAACCACCAGCTGAAGGAACAGCTCAGGGAGCAGGAGAACCGCCAGAAGATGGAGCAGAACCTGGCGAAGTGGGCGCAGGAGGCACAGGCCATCGCCCAGAAGTACCCGGGGCTGGATCTGGAGAAGGAGCTGGCCAATCCCCCGTTCTTCAGTGCGCTGATGAACGGCGCCAGCGTGGAGGGCGCCTACTGGGGGCTGTACCACGACCAGCTGATCCCACAGGCCATGCAGTACACCGCTCAGGAGACGGAGCGGAAGCTGGTGAACAAGATCCAGGCGCAGGCCAAGCGCCCCACCGAGAACGGGGCGGGCGCAGGCGTGACCGTGAAGAGCGACGTGTCGCAGCTCTCCGACAAGGACATGGATGAGATCATCCGCAGAGCGAGGAGGGGCGAGAAGATCCGCTTTTAGTCCCTCCGGGAAGGAGACGACATGAACAAGACCAAACATTTCCGGGTGATGGTGCTGGATCTGCAGCTGTTTGCTGACGTGACCAACGCCACCACCTCCAGCTCCACCGGCAACAACCTGTCGGCGGAGATGAAAACCTTTTATGACAAGGTGCTGCTGCGCGAGGCGGGCCCCAAGCTGGTCCACGAGCAGTTCGGCCAGAAGCGGGACATTCCCAGGGGCAACGGCAAGACCATTGAGTTCCGTAAGTTCAACCAGCTGCCCAAGGCGATGACCGCCCTGACCGAGGGAGTGACCCCCGACGGCGGCGCGCTGGACGTGACCAGCCTGACGGCCACCGTGAGCCAGTACGGATACTTCGTCCGCATCACCGACCTGCTGGATCTGACCGCCATCGACAACGTGATCGTGGAGGCCACCCAGCTGCTGGGCAGCCAGGCGGGTCTGACCATGGATACCGTGGTGCGCAACCAGCTGGTGGCGGGCACCAACGTGCTGTGGTGCCCCAAGATCACCTCCGGCGCGGAGACGGCGGTGGAATCCCGCAGCGGCATGGACACCACCGCTCAGCTGACGGTGAAGATGATCGAAAAGGCGGCGGCCACCCTGAAGGCCAAGAACGTGCCCAGCTTCGACGGCAAGTACGTGGCCATCATCCACCCCTATGTGGCCTTTGACCTGCGGCAGGACAGCCGCTGGATCGACGCCCACAAGTACGCCGCCACCACGGAGCTGTTCAACGGTGAGCTGGGCGAGATCGCGGGCGTGCGCTTCGTGGAGACCACGGAGGCGAAGATCTGGAACGACGGCACCTGCCCCCAGAAAACCGCCGCCAGCGGCGGCGTGGCCACCACCTACTACAGCGTGTTCGCCACGCTGGTGCTGGGCAAGAACGCCTACGGCGTGACCGAGGTCACCGGCGGCGGCCTGCAGACCATTGTGAAGCCCCGCGGCAGCGGCGGCACCGCCGATCCTCTGGATCAGCGCTCCACCGTGGGCTGGAAGGGCATCCGCACCGCCAAGATCTTGCTGGAGCAGAACATGGTGCGTATCGAGAGCGTGTCCAAGGAGTGGAGCGCTACCGCCAAGGCCAACTGATAAGCGGCGCGGTGGGGGATGAGCTCCCCCACCGCAGAAAGAAAGGACAACGACATGGACAATGACAACCTGAACGTCACCCAGACGGCGGATACCGCCCAGCCGGAGGCGCCCAAGGCCACCCAGCCGAAGAAGCCCAAGCGGGTGAAGGTGATGCTGCCCATCATCGACGAGCACGATATGGAGCAGTTTGTGGCCGTGAACGGCGAGAGCTACCTGATCCGCAGGGGCGAAGAGGTGGAGGTGCCTGCCGCTGTGGCGGAGGTGCTGCGCCTGAGCGAGATGCAGAAGCGGGAGGCATTCCGCTATCAGCAGGCGGCCATCCGTCAGGGCATGATGGGCGGCGAGATGTAAGGAAAACGAGGGGGCAGCCATATGCCCCCTCATTTTGAAGGAGGGCAAGCGCAATGACGATCAGGGAAGCGATCACGGCGGTGGATCTGGAGAAGCCCAGCGTGTTCAGCGATGCGAACAAGAGGGCATGGCTGGGGGAGCTGGAGGCCATGGTGGTGCGGGAGATCATAAAGACCCACGCAGGCGGCGAGACGGCGGAGGTGCCTGCCTTTGACAGCAGCACGCCGGACGACACCGTGTTGACGGCGCCAGCCCCCTATGACCGGATGTACCCGCTGTATCTGGCGGCGCAGATCGACCGGATGAACGGGGAGCTGGGCAAGTACAACAGCTCCATCACGCTGTTTACGGCGGCGTATGGAGAATATTTTAATTGGTATAACCGCACCCACGCCCCGCTGGGCACGGCGCTGCGGTTCTGGTAAGGGGGCTGGGGCATGAACTTTCCGACGGTACAGGAGACGGCCACCAGCCGGGAGATGATCTCCACATTTGGTGGATACGACCACAACCAGCGCATTTCCGGGAGCGCATTTTTTGACATGAAGAATCTGTCCTCCGACGGCTATCCCCTGCTGCAGTCCCGCCGCAAGCGGGGCACGGTGCGGCAGCTGACGGCGCCGGGGGGACTTTTGGCCAAGGACGCCATGGCGTGGGTGGACAACGGCAGGCTCTATTACAACGGGGCGGCCATTACCGGGCTGACGCTGACCCAGGGCGAAAAGCAGCTGGTGAGCATGGGCGCTTACCTGCTGATCTGGCCGGATAAAAAGTATCTGAACACGAAGGACATGACGGACTTCGGCAGCATGGAGGCATCGTGGCAGAGCGCGGGCAGCGTGACCTACTCGCTGTGTGCGGCGGACGGCACGGCGCTGACCGGGGTATCCTCCAGCAAGCCGGAAGCGCCCAGCGGCGGCGACTACTGGCTGGACACCTCCACCTCCCCCCACAGCCTGATGGTGTGGAGCGAGAGCAGCGCCATGTGGACAGGCGTGGCCACGGTATATGTCCGGATGGAGTCGCAGGGCATCGGCACGGCCTTTGAGGAGGGAGACGGGGTAAAGATCAGCGGCGCGGCCTACGTCGGCGACAGCGACGTGGTGAAGGAGCAGATGGAGGAGCTGAACGGCACCAAGCGCATCATCGCCAAGGGGGACAACTACGTGGTGGTGATCGGCCTGATCGACCTCACGCACACGCAGGAGACGGGACAGGTGACGCTTGCCCGTGTGGTGCCGGAGATGGACTATGTGTGCGAGGCGCAGAACCGGATCTGGGGCTGCAAGTACGGCATGGTGGACGGCAAGGCCGTGAACGAGCTGTACTGCTGCAAGCTGGGCGACTTCAGGAACTGGAACGTGTTCGCGGGCATCTCCACCGACAGCTGGGCGGCCTCGGTGGGCAGCGACGGCGCGTGGACGGGCTGCGCCAACTATCTGGGCTATCCCACGTTCTTCAAGGAGAATGTGATCCACCGGATCGCCATCTCTTCGGTGGGCGCCCATCAGGTGACGGAGACGGTAGGCCGGGGCGTGCAGAAGGGCAGCTACAGGAGCCTGTGCGTGGTGAATGAGGTGCTGTTCTACAAGTCCCGCACCGACGTGTGCGGCTACGACGGCAGCTTTCCCACCTCTATGGGGGCGGCGTTCGGCGGCGTGCGGTACGACAGCGCCGTGGGCGGCAGCTACAACGGCAAGTACTACCTGTCCATGCGGGACGAGGGCGGCACATGGCACCTGTTCTGCTACGACGCGGCGCGGGGGCTGTGGCACCGGGAGGACAACACCCACGCCATGCAGTTTGCCGCCATGGACGATGACCTGTATTACATCGACGCGGACAGCAAAAAGATGCTGTGCGTGCTGGGGACGCAGGGCACGCCGGAGGCGGACGTGGCATGGATGGCGGAGACCGGGGAAATCGGCTACGACTACCCGGACAAGAAGTACCTGAGCAGGTACAACATCCGGCTGAAGATCGCACCGGGCGGGACGCTGAAAATGTCCTGTATGTACGACAGCGACGGCGTGTGGCGCCACGCCGGGACGGTGGAACGGGTGGGGCTGGGCACCTTTACGGTGCCGGTGATCCCACGCCGGTGCGACCACATGAAGATCAGGCTGGAGGGAACCGGCGACGTGCGGGTATTCTCCATTGCCAAAATTCTGGAGCTGGGGAGTGACAACGGATGGTGATCCTGCAATCGCCGCCTATGCTGCAGGGGAGCCAGACCCAGCAGCTGCAAGACGTGCGGCGGTATCTTTTCAGGCTGGTGGAGCAGCTGAACAACAGCCTCAACAGCCTGACGGAGGACAATCTGGCGCCGGAGGCGGTGCAGGCGCTGGGCAGCGCGGCCAGAAGCGCCGCCGAACAGACCCGCGCAGACCTGAAAACGCTGATTATCAAGAACGCCAACGAGGTGACCCAGACCATCGAGAAGATCACGAAGGAGCTGGAGAGCACCTATGTGGCGAAGTCCGACTTCGGCACCTTTGAGGAGCGGATCAACAACGCCATTACCGCCAGCGCCGAGGGGCTGGAGATGGAGATCAGCTCCACCAGCGAGATCCTGAACAGCTTCATTGCCACCTCCAACGGCTATATCCGGCAGGGCGTGGTGGCCAAGGACGGGGACGTGCCCATTCTGGGCATTGCGCTGGGGCAGGATATTTCCGTGACCGGCACAACGGTGGATGTGGACGGGAAAACCTATGAGACGATCGACACCTCCAAGAACATGAGCGTGTGGACGACGAACAAGCTGAGCTTTTACGTCAACGGGCTGGAGGTGGCGCACTTCGCCAACAACGCCCTGTACGTGAACAACGTGGAGACCCAGTCCATCACCTTCGTCAACTGGCGGGTGGACGACGCCAACGGGTTGCGGTTCCGCTGGGTAGGAGGTACGACATGAGCAGTTACAGCTGGGGCAGCGCCCCGGTGATCTCTTTTTCCGTAACAGATAACATCCAGCGCACCGCCAACAACGGGTATGCCGGGTATGTGACGGTGACGCTGGGCGGCGTTGGCGGCAACGCTTATTTCGGGTACAGCATCAGTGCCAGCGTAGAGGGAACAAAAAAGCAGCTCAAGGGGAATTCCCCCTCAACATGGAGCGCCGGGCAGTACAGCGCGTCGTTTTATGTTGAGGGCGTCTCTGCCGGCACGTCTGTCAGCATTTCGGTAACGCTGAGCAGCAACAGCGGGCGCTCCGACGCCGACGTGAGCTACACGGCCTATATCGGCGGAGGCGGGAGCAGCGGGGAGGACACGGACGATGCCACGCCCATCAGCTGGGACGCCTCCAAGGGCAACAGCGCCCGGCTGGGCGGCAAGCTGACCATCAAGCTGAACCCGCAGCGGACGTATTACACCCACAAGCTGACGTACACCATCGGCACCACCACCGGCACCATTGCCGAAAAGGTGGGGTATGTCTCCAGCTATGAGTGGACGGTGCCCACGTCGCTGATCCGCCTTGTAAACAAGAGCTACGGTACGCTGTGCACCATCACCTGCACCACCTACAGCAGCTCACGGGAGGTGGGCAAGCGGGAGCAGGACGCGGTGCTCTATCCGCCTGCGGACGCGGGGCCCGTTGTCCCGGCGTCGGTGCGCTCCTTCTGGCCGCAGAACGAGGGCGTGGTGGCCGGGTTTCCCGGCTACGTAAAGGGGTACACCAAGCTGCTGGTGCGCATTTTCCCCGATGTGATCGAAATGAAATACAGCGCGACGCTGAAAAGCATCACGGTGACCTTTGGCGGCAAGACGGTGGCCGCCGAAAAGGCGGCCGACCTGTACAATGGCAGGGAGTACTACAAGGCCGTGACGGCTGTATTGCAGGATCTGGTGGGCAGACTGACGGTGACCGTTACGGACAGCTACGGCTTTTCCAGCGGCGTGACGATCAACATCAGGGACTATAAAGACTCTTTCCCGGGAAAGACGATCTATGATTATGCCCCGCCGTCGCTGAGCGGCATTGCCATCTACCGCAGCGACGACGCCATGGTGGCGGCGGACGCAGGCGCGCACATCACGACCGGGGCGACGGTCAGGTGGACGTCACTGAACGGGTGGAACGATGATGCGAATCACTGTTCGCTGACAGCGCAGTACAAGGAAGCCGGGGCGCAGACGTTTTCCGCTGCCGTAAAGCTGACGAGCGGGCAGAAAACGAGGATCAACGGCAGCGCCGTCATCGATCCGGAGAAGAGCTACACCGTGCGGATCACGGCGAAGGACAGGATCGGCCGCACGGCCATCTATGAAGCGACGGTGCCCACCGCCACCATCACCTTCCACCTGAAGGACGGGGGCAAGGGCGCGGCATTCGGCAAGATCTCCGAAAAGGACAACACCTTTGAATGCGGCTGGGACGCGGAGTTCTCGAGGGATGTGCGCATCACCGGCAAGCTGACGGTGGGGTCGGGCAATCTGCGCAACGGGGACAACCTGCTGGACAACTGGTACTGGAACCCCAACGTGATGATCAACACCCGGGGCGTGGCCAGCGGCGCGGACTGGAACGGCGGCTACGGCATAGACCGCTGGAAGGGCAGCGCAGGGATGAAGGTCTATTTTGCGACCGCCGACGGCTACCTGTATCTGGACAGCAGCACGGGGACGACGTCCGGCTATCTGCAGCAGCTCTTTGAACCGGCACTGGCAAAGGCGCTGGTGGGGAAAACGGTGACGGCCAGCGTGCTGTGCACGGCACTGCCCTACAGGGGCGTGCATTCCGGCACCTTCACTTTCCCGGAGATTGGCAGCAAAACAACGATCCCGACGGATTTCGGCACCATTGAGGTGGGCAGCGGCGCTGAATCAGGTGTGGGATTCTTCCTGCTGCGTGTGGCGGCAGGCGGCACGCTGCGCCCCATGGCCGCCAAGCTGGAGCTGGGGGACACCCAGACGCTGGCGCATCAGGAGAACACGGTGTGGACACTCAACGAGATCCCACGGCGGGAGGGGCAGGAGCGTATCTGTCAGCGGTATTGCTTTGCGCCGTTTATCGGCGGCAGTATTTTCACACGGACGACATTCGTGGGCACCGGTATTGTGCAGTTCTTTGTCTCCACTCCCGTGACGCTGCGCACCAATCCCGTGCTGGAGTCGGGTACCGTCAACGTCGGGGCGTGGGGCTCTACCGGGTTGGCGCATGGCTTTACGTATACCTACTCCGCGCTGCGGAACTCGCTGCGCATCCTGGCATCGAAAGCGGGGCACGGCCTGAGCGATATGTGGATGGATCTCAACAAGGTGATCTTTTCTGCGGATCTGTAAAAGGGGGGTGCCGCAAATGAGCAAGGTCTATATCAAGACGGATGCAGGGGGGCGCATCCTCGCCTGTGACGGCGGCTACAGCGAGGAGAACATGGGCGACAAGGCAGCGTGGACGCTGCTGGACGAGGGCGAGGGAGACAAATACAATCTGTGTCAGAGTAATTACTTTGACAGCCTTTATACAGATGACGGTATCCCCCGGTATAAATATGCAGACGGTGCGGCGGTGCTGCGCAGCGAGGCGGAGATCGAAGAGGACGTGGCGGCGCTGCCGCCGCCCCCGCCGTCGCCGCTGGAGCAGGCGCAGGCGGAGGCCGCCGTTTACAAGGCGGCGCTGGAGGTGCTGGGCGTGAACACGGAGGAAGCCGATGAGAGCTGATATTATGGCGCAGGCGCAGGCCATACGCGCCAGCATGGATAGGGCGGCGGGGTACCTCACCGACCGGCAGGCCGCCAGCGCGCCGCTGCTGTACCCGAGTTGGGCGGCAGGGGTAACGGTGGAAGCGGATGCCCGGATGTACTACGCGGCCACAGGACGGCTCTACAAGGCTGCGCAAAGGCACACCACGCAGGAAGGCTGGGAGCCGGACAAAACGCCTGCCCTGTGGACGGCCATCGACGTGGAGCACGCAGGCACCCGGGACGACCCCATTCCGGCGGTGCGGGGCATGACGTACACCTATGGGCTGTACTACCGCGACGGCGAGGACGGCAAGCTGTACCGCTGTGAGCGCACCGGGGCGGCGGAGGGCGACACGGCCACGCTGCAATACCTTCCCCATGAGCTGGTGGGGCATTATTTCACGGAGGTAGACGACCAATGACAGAGACGATCATCGTGGCGGGACTGAGCCTTGTGGGGACGCTGGCGGGGGCATATCTGGCCAACCGCAAAAGCAGCGCCCTCATTGCCTACCGGCTGGAGCAGCTGGAGGAAAAAGTGAACAAGCACAACAGTCTCATCGACCGGACGTACCGGCTGGAGCAGCACATGGCGGTGGTGGACGAGAGCATGAAGGTGGCCAACCACCGCATTGCCGATCTGGAGGCGGAGGTACTCCACCACACGGAGACACACCATAGGGAGGGCTGATATATGGCATTTTCTTATAAGGACTATGTGGAGAGCGACCGGGTCAGGAAGCTGGCGGATCAGCTCTCCAGAATCAACGACACCAAGCCCGGGGATTGGACGGGCGGCCAGTACGGCGGGCAGGTGCAGGACATTCTCAAGAAGATCCAGAACCGGGAGAAGTTCAGCTATGACCTGAACAGCGACGCGCTCTACCAGCAGTACAAGGACAAGTACGTGCAGCAGGGCAAGCAGGCCATGCAGGACACCATGGGGCAGGCGGCGGCACTGACGGGGGGCTACGGCTCCACCTACAGCCAGAGCGCCGGACAGCAGCAGTACAACGCCTATCTCCAGAGTCTGGGGGACGTGGTGCCGGAGCTGTACCAGATGGCGCTGAACCGCTACCAGATGGAGGGCGACGACCTGAAAACCCAGTATGGGCTGCTCTCCGACCAGTACCAGCAGGAGTACAGCCAGTACCGCGATCTGCTGAGCCGCTGGCAGGCAGACAGGGACTATCTGAGCGGGCGGTATGACAGCGAACGGAGCATGGACTACGGGCGCTATACCGGCGACCGGGATCTGGCCTATCAGGACTACCGGGCGGCCATTGCGGACGACCAGTGGCGGCAGCAGTATCTGGAGTCCATCCGGCAGTTTGACGCCCAGCAGGCGCTGGCGCGGGAGCAGTTCGACTGGCAGAAGGCGCAGGCGGCGGCAAAGGCCAGCAGCGGCGGCGGAGGCTCGGGCGGGAGAAGTTCTTCCGGCAGCGGGAAGAAAGCGGATGCAGAGAAGTATTCCTCGTCCACGGCGATGCGCATCATCCACGACGCAGATACCGGCGTTGACCAGTCTTTGCAGGGACAGATCAACGCGCTGGCAGCCATGTATGAAGCGGGCAACATCACCAAAAAGCAGTACAACGATCTGGTATATGCGCTGAGAAACCCCGGTAGGTAAGGAGGCTGTTCATGGGCTGGCAGGATATTTACAAGAGAAAAATGGAGGAATCCGGCCTTGAGGCCGGAGAGATCAACTTCGTCGATGTGGACACCTTCCACCAGAGAGAGCGGGAGAGGTGGGACGCCGACGTGGCAGCCGGGAAGATTCAGACCGTGAAAACGCCGGAGACGACGGTGGAGACACCGGCGAATAGCGGCGAAAGGAAGATCACCGTCTCCCCCGGCGGTACGTTTCTGGGCGGATTCTCCTTTACGGCGCCCCGGCAGAAAACCGCGCAGGAGCTGGCGGACGAGGCGAAACAGCAGCAGGCGTATCTGGAGGAGTATGAGCGGCTGTCCACGCTGGATCTGGAAGCGCTGGAAAAAGAAGTGGACGAGGCGAAGCAGGCGGCGAAGGGCAGCCACGGTACGTATGACATCAAGGCGTTTGGCGGCGGCGACCTGCCCACGCAGCAGGACGGCAAATATGCCGCGCTGCAAACCGACCTGAACAAGGCCAGAAGCATCCAGTATGAGAAAAAGGGCCGGGAGGCGCTGGACAAGCTGACGGAGGAGCAGAGCGCCGCGCTGGAGGTGCTGAACACGGAACGGTCGGACACGGCCAAACGGCAGGCAGCGTGGCAGACGATGCAGCAGGCAGGATATTCCGACGAGGAAATCAGTCAGCTGGCCAATTACCACAGAAACGTCCCCCGGCGGGAGAAGAACGCAGAGACATACGCCAAGGTGCAGGAGGCCGGAAGGAATGAGGGCGACACGGCACCGGTGTTCGGCACGCTGCTGTCTGTGCCCGCCAATCTGCTGAGTGGCATCGGGTCTATCGACGCGGCAATAAAAAAGTTGGCCGACCCCGACACGCCCACGGACTACAACGCCCCGGCCATGCTGCCCTATGCCTACGCCAGCGGTGTGCGGGGCGAGGTGACGAAAAACCTTCAGTACGACCACGGCAACAACGCGGCGTTTCTGTACGGCGTGGGCACGTCCGTACTGGACAGCGCGGCCACAGCGGCGCTGACGGCGCTGGGCGTTCCGGCTGCGGCGGCCTCGGCCACGCTGGGCGGCGCGGCGGCCACCGACGCCATGGTGACAGCCAAGGATCGAGGGCTGGATGACACCCACGCCATCATCTCCGGCGTGGCGGCGGGCGTATTCGAGACCTTCTTTGAAAAGTACAGTCTTGAGAACCTGATCTCCATGAAGCTGCCCACCGGCACGATGAAGCAGCGGCTGGCCGGGCTGCTGAAGAACACCGCCACACAGGCGGGCGTGGAGGGCAGCGAGGAAATGTTTACCGACCTCGCCAACCTGATGGTGGACAAGATCGCAAACGGCGACATGGCGGACGTGAGCCAGCGGATCGCCGTGTACATGGCTGGCGGCATGAGCTACCAGGACGCACAGCAGAAGGTGGCCAACGAGACGGTGAAGGACATCGCCGTGGACTTTGCCGCAGGCGCACTGGCGGGCGGCGTCATGGGCGGCGGCAACATGGCGGTGCAGACCGCAGCGCACAACCGGTATCAGGACGCTGTAAAGCAGGTGCGGGAGCGTGCCGGTATCACGGGATCGTTTCAAACCAGCGAGGATGGGCGCACCAGCTACAACGATAACGAGACACAGATCCGCTCTGTGGTGAAGGACGGCAAGGTGGAGCTGGCAAGCGGGGAGACGGTAGACCCCAAGGACGTGCGCTTCAAGGATCAGCAGACCGCAGACCTGTACGAGGGCGCTATCTCCTCGGCGGAGAACGCCGGGGCGGCGCAGGTGTTTGTGGATTCCTACACCGGCGGCGACGTGAGCCAGTACCTGCTGGGAATGCAGCAGGCGTATGCGGCGGGCAGAAGCGGCATTGCGCAGGAGGACATGACGCCGGGCACGTTTGCCGACGACCTGAGCCGGGCGCAGTTCCGCGCCGCCTATGCGCAGGGACAGGCCGCCACGGAGGCGGAATTCCCCGTGATGCGCGACATGGGACTGGGCGAGAACGGCAGCGCCGCGTGGGCAGAGGTGCAGCGCACCAGCCGAACGCAGAGCAAGGGCAAGCTGCAGGCGGGCTTTACCGTGATGTATCAGGCGGGACTGCGGCGGGAGGCCGCGTCCAGCGTGAAGAGCGCGGCGGCCAGCGCACTGCCCCAGAGCGTGCAGACGGCGGCCTATAAGGCGGGGCTCTCCGACGCGGCGGCCAGCCTTGCACGGGAAAAGGCGGGGCTGGACTTTGTGAGCAGCGCAGGCAACGATAGCGGCCTTGTGGACAGCGAATACGCCCAGCGGCTGGCGCAGGAAAAGGCCGGTACGGCGGCACTGCTGAACACCATGGGCAAGGAGCTGGGACTGCGGGTGGAGATCGTGCCGACGGTGCGGGGCGGCAGCGCCAACGGCCAGTACATTGCCAGCCGGAACCTGATCCAGATCGCGGCTGACGCGGACAACGCCATTGACTTTGTGGCGGCCCACGAGGTGACGCACCGGATGCAGGAGCTGGCGCCGGAGGAATACCGGGCTTACCGCGACCACGCCATGCGCTACCGCGCACGGGAATCCGGCGAGGAGGGCGCGGCGGCCTATGTGGAGCGGTATCGGGCGATGGCCGAGGAGGCGGGCGTGAAGCTGACGCAGGAGGAGGCCATGGACGAGATCGCCGCCGACTTCACCAGCGAAATGATGGCAAACGGCAAGCTCTTCGAGGACTTCGCCAAGGAGAACCGCCCGGCGGCAAAGCGGATGCTGGACGCCCTGAAAGCCTTTATCGAGAAGATCAAGGCGCTGTTCCGGGGCAAGGAGGCACGGGACGCGGCGGCACAGAGCGCCTACGGCACGGACATGGCCGAGCTGGAGGCGTGCGCGGCGCTGTGGCAGAAAGCCTATGACGCGGCGGCAAAGCAGGCGCAGAACGCAAAAACCGCCGCCCGCGAGGGCGACGGTGAGGGACGACTTTCCATTAAGCGGACTTCGCAAATGACGCTGGCGCAGCAGCTCAAGATGTACTATGACGGAAAGATAGCTTCCAGTGATGCGTTTTATTTCGGTGAAACGCCGGATACATTGGCAATTGTCGGGCTGGATTCACTGCCTTTGGCGTTTACGATTTCTGATTTCCATAAATCTGCAAAGGGAAAACACAATGTTCCTCGGCGAGTATGGAAAAACCTGAATAGCAGTTTGGAGAATGCGCTGTTTGCATTTCGTATTGGAGATCGTGTCGGCATCATGACCAGTGACATTGATGGAGACGGGAAACCTCTTCTGGTAGGCATTGAGCGAAATGTCAGCATGGATCGTGAGCCGGTGAATGCAATTCGCAGCGTTTATGGTCTGGATAATCCCGGCGCGTGGCTTAGAAATCAGTTTACTGGTGGAAAAGAATACATCCCGCTGAATAAAGAAAAAGCGAACGCCTTTCTCCAGACCTACGGCGCATATTCGGCCTCGGTGGGAGATGGCATTCGCTCTACGGATGCTATTGTAGAGGATAGCCAGTCGAATGTCAAGAGTAAATTTTCGCTGAAGAAACCGGTGGAGGAGACAAAAGACCTGCTGGCGCTGCACAACCTGACAGAAAAGAATCTTCTGGATGCTGTCAAGCTGGGTGGACTTCCGATGCCCTCCATCGCCGTGGTGAAGGGTGACGCGGGGCACAGTGAGTATGGCCCGATCTCCTTCGTTTTCAGCAAGGATACCATCGACCCGCAGCTGTTCCGCAGCAATAAGGTGTATGGCTATGATGCGTGGACACCCACTGCACCGCAAATCGAATATGAGGTCAACGAAAAGGCCGCAAGACGTATTCATGACCTGTTTTACAGGATGCAGCGAGAAAAAGGCCGTGACTTTGCTAATCCGCTGTATTCTGTGGCCAACACGCTGGAGGATGAGCTGAACCGCAAAGGTGGGTTGGACAAGGTGGTTGAACCTATGCGGGACGATCCGCGTGTGATGAACATCTACCTTGAAGATACCGGACGTGGAGCAGTAGAAAAAGTGATGCGCCAAAACGTCAGCCGCATGGATGAAAACCAGCAGGAAATGTCCGAGTTCCTGATCCGCGAATTGGGCGCTGACGCTGTAGACGGTTTCCGGGCAACTGGCAACGAGGCTCCCATTGCAGCAAGAAGGCGATGGTTTGCAGAACACGGTGAAGCACTGAACGAGGCATTGCGGAAATACTACGAAAAGCTGGGGCTGCCTGCGAAGGATGCCGCCGATGTGGTGAACGCTGAGACGAATGCAGCGAAAACAAAATATCTGCTGAATACGCGGAAGTATTTGAGCGGAAACACAGAGACGGTGACGGAAGAAGTCGATCTGGACGCTACCAATAATGCTATCCGCAAAAAGGTGGACAAGGCTGACTATGACCGCTGGCTGGATGAGCTGTTTAAGGACGTTGTGAAAAACGAGGGCATATACAACGGTAAGGCTTACTACACATCCTCCGGTAACCGCCGCAGCTTCTCCGCGACCCATTATGAGATCACGCTGGAGAATATTGTAAAGGCAATGAAGCGGGGCGACCAGAAGGGCACCAATACATTCTTTGGCGGGCAAGCTATCTGGGGTGTGGCTTCAAAGGACTATAATTCCATTGACGAAATCAAGGCGGATTCCGGCCGACTGGTAAAAATGCCGGAGGAGGAATACAGCGCTATCCGTCAGGAGTATTCGGCACGGCTGGCGGAGTTGACCAACGAGATCAAAGACCCCGCCGCCCAGAATGACTTTATTGCTTCGGACGATGCGGCCACAGCCATTGTGGAAACTCTGCGCACAAAGCGTACCGCAGCGGCCATCGACAAGGAGCTGCGTACATATCCGACGCTGCATATCAGGCCGGACACGGCGGGCAAGGTGCTGCAACTCTTTGAAGATATTTCCAATATGCCCACCGGGTACTTTGAGGCCAAGCCGCAGCGTGCTGTGGGATTTGACGAAGTGCTGGCCGCTGTGATCCCGGACGATACAAGCGCGGGTGCGAGGGCGGCACTGGCTCAGGCTGGCGTGAAAACGATTGAGTACAAGAGCGGAGATGAACAATCCCGCACAGATGCAGTAAACAGCGTGGAGGGCGCAAGATTCCAGCTGAAATCCGCCACGGAGCTGGAGCAGGAGGTGCGGGAGCTGAAGAAGGAGCGGCGGGCGCTGGAGAACCGGAACCGTGTGCTGACGGAGCGCGTGGCCAAGTGGCGCGGGGAGCTGCGGCGCACCGAGACGCCCAGCGTGCGCCCCGATGACGTGAAGAAGCTGGGGCGGCAGTTTATCAGCGACTACGGCAGCAGCACCGATTACCGCGCCATTGAGGGCGACATGACAGCGCTGGGCAAGGCGCTGATGGCCGACGACGTGTCCATGGAGACGCTGCGCCCCCACGCCCGTGCGGCGGCGGAGAAGATCATCGACGGGGTGCTGGTGCAGACGGAGAGCGGCGGGGAGCTGCTGGCCATCCGCGACCACCTGAAAAACGTCACGCTGCGGTATACCGACGACGGCTCCATTCCCGATTTCAAGGCGTGGAAAAAGGCCAACCGGGGGACGCTGAAGATCAGCGACAAGAGCGGCCTTGACGTGGATGTGGCGTACAGCGAGCTGACGGAGATGTTCGGCGAGGGGTATTTCCCCAGTGACATCATCCACCCCGACGACCAACTGCTGCGGATAAGCGAGGTGCTGGAGGATGTGGGGCGCATTTACGAAAACCCCTTTGACAGCTACCGTGACGCAGCGGTGACGGAGCTTTCCGACCTGCTGATCGACGGTATGATCGGCGAGGAGGTGCGGCAGAGCAACCCCACCTTTGCCGACCGGCAGGCGCTGGAGCTGCAGGAGGCCAAGGGGCGGCTGACGCAGATGCTCATCAAGACCCGCGAGGGACGGGACAGACAGGTGGCGCGGATGCAGCGGCACTATCAGGAGCAGACAAAGGCCGGGCGGGAGCGGCGCAACGCCACCGCTTTGCGTGCGAAGATCGCGCGGCACACCGCCGACCTGTCCCGGAAACTGCTGACCCCCACGGACAAGCAGCACATTCCGGAGACGCTGCGGCAGAGCGTGGCGGCACTGCTGGGCAGCATCAATCAGGAGAGCGCGTACAGCTACGACGAAAACGGCAAGCTGGTGCACAACACTTCCGGCGACCCAACCAAGCGGACACAGGCGGCCATTGCCCTGAAAGCCGCCTATAATGAAATTCGCAATAGCGGCGAACTGGTGCTCGACCCCGACCTGCTGGGCAGCGAGGGCGCGGGACTGCTGGATCAGGTGATGGCGTTCGGCAACAAGCGCATTGCCGACATGAACAGCGAGGAGCTGACCACCGTATGGCAGGCGGTGCGTGCTATCGAGCACAGCGTGTCCACCTACAACAGGAATCTGGCCATTGAGCGCTATGCCGGGGTGCAGGAGCTGGCGGAGGCGCTGCGGAGCGGCACCGCTTCACGGCGGCGGGTCAACCGGGGCGTCGCGCTGGATCTCTATGACCCGTATTCGTTCTTCTACGGCTACGGCGAGGCGGGTATGCAGATATTCCGGACGCTGCGCAACGCACAGGACAAGCAGAACACCATGCTGAAAGCCATTCAGGACGCCGTGGAGAAGTTCATGGACGAGGCGGTTTATAAGAGCCGGACGGAGCGCCATGCGTTCTTTGTGGGCGCGGATGGCAAGCGGCTGGTGCTGACCACGGGGCAGATCATGAACCTCTACAACCTGATGCGGCGCGGCGAACAGGCGGTGCATCACATGACGGTGGGCGGCGTGGTGCAGCCCGCCATCGAGAAGAAGGGCAAGCAGGCGGCCATTGACCGGGGCACGGAGAACATCCGGCTGACAATGGACGACCTGAAAGCCATCACCGGCACGCTGACCGAAGCGGACAAGCGGGTGGCGGAGGGCTTGCAGAAGATCGCCAGCGGCTACCTCGCCAAGCAGGGCAATGAGGCCAGCATGACCGTGTACGGCTATCGGAAGTTCACGGAGCGGAACTACTGGCCGATCAAGGTGACGAAGGAGGGCACCACCCAGAACGCCGAGAAGAGTCCGGAGCTGCCGCGGGAGATCCGGAACATCGGCAGCGCCAAGCCCCTGACGCCCAACGCCAGCAACGCGCTGGAGATGGCGGATGTGTTCGATGTGTTTGCCCAGAACGCCAGCGACATGATCCAGTACAGCACACTGCTGGCTCCCATGGAGGACATCAACCGGATTTATAACTACCGCTACCGTGACGCCGAGGGCAACCTGACCGGCAAGAACGTGAAGCAGGTGCTGACGGACGTATACGGCGAGGCTGCGCCGACATACTGGACCAACCTGATGCGGGATTTGCAGAACGGCCTGAACAGCACCGGCACCGACACCACCCGGCTTGTTGAAAAACTGGTCGGCAACGCAAAGGGCGCCAGCGTGGGCTTTAACGTCCGCGTGGCGATCCAGCAGCCGACGGCCTACGTCCGGGCGGCGGCCATCCTCGACCCGTCTACGATGGCAAAGGGTATGGTGGGCGGCGCGACGGAGGGGAGCGGCTGGGAAAAGGCCAAGCGGTACGCTCCCATTGCCAGCATCAAGGACACGACGGGCTTTGACCAGAGCAGCCGGTACAGCATCGCCCAGAACATCTATGGCGGCGAGGGCGGCATTCGGGAAAAGCTGAACGACTGGAGCGGCTGGGCTGCCGGTAAGGCGGACGCCGTGACATGGGGCGCTATCTGGAACGCCTGCGAGTGGACGGTGGTGAACGAGGGCGGCTACGAGCGGGGCAGCGACGCGTTTTACGCCCGCGTGGCGCAGGTATTCACGGATGTCATTGACCAGTCGCAGGTGGTGGACGGCATTTTGCAGCGGACGCAGATCATGCGGGACAAGGGCGGTCTGGCCAAGCAGGCCACGGCCTTTATGGGTGAGCCGCTGAAAACGCTGAATATGTTCATGCGCGCCTATGACGCATGGCGGTTTGAGCAGAACATCCCGAAGCGCAGCGCCGCCATGAAGAAGATGACGCGCACCATCGGTGCCGTGCTGGTGACGGACATTGTGAACGCGCTGGTGCAGTCCGTTGTGGACGCTTTCCGTGCGGACGACAAGGATAAAAACTACCGGGAACGGTATCTGGAGAAGCTGACCGGCATTACCGGCGACAAGGAAACGGATAACCTTCTGAGCGTGCTGTGGGGCAGCAACCTGTGGGACAACATGGATCCGCTGGGGCGGCTCCCCTATTTGAAGGACGTCAAGTCGCTGGCGCAGGGCTTCACGGTGAGTCGGATGGACGCCGATACGGTGGGAGAATTCATTAGTGCGATGCAGCTTTTCATCCGCAGCGCACAGGGCGAGGGCAAGAAAACCACACTGTACGCCGCCAAGCAGCTGCTGACGACAGGCAGCAAGATCTTCGGTATCTCCTTAGCTAATGCGGGGCGCGACGCGTGGGCTATTGCCCGGAGCATCGCGCGGGACAGCGGCAATGTGCGGATAATGTATGAGATGGAGCGGGCTATCTGGCGGCTTGCACCGGATGCAGGCAACAACACCCGGTATTACAAGCTGCTGTATATGGCCATGGAGCGGGACAAGGACGCGTATCAGTACATCTATGACGACATGAAGAAGCGGGGGTACAGCGACAAGCAGCTGCAGGACGGCATGAAAAAGATCATCAAGGATTCCGATGTGTCCGACACCGATATGAAGGCGCAGCTGGAGGAGATCGGGTACAGCAGCGAGGAGGCGCAGGGGGTCATGGATATGTGGGCGTTCAATGAGAAATACGGATTTGCCTACACTGACAAGCGGGAAGCGTTTGTTGAGGGTGCAATTACCCGTCAGCAGCTGATCAGTGAAATGGTCAGCGTTGGTGGAAAGACACGCGAGGAGGCAGAAAAGTATGCCACGCAGCTGCAGTGCGAGATCGATACCGGCATCAGCTATGATGACCTTCGCGGCGCTTACAGCTCCGGCAAAATCCGCTACGATCAGGCTGTCTCTTACCTGAAACGGTACGGTGGAAAAGATGATGAAGATGCCACCGAGACCGTTGAGAAGTGGAAATTTATGGGGAACAGCGACGCATACGATGACATTTCGGCGGCAGCTGTGGCAAAGTACAACGAGTACTGCGCGAATGCGGGCATTCCGAAAGACCTCTTCTTTACGACGTGGAAGGAGACGAACGCCATGACCGGCGAGGACTACAATGGGGACGGCGAGAACGATGCGTATTCCAAGATGGATAAACAGCTGGAGTATATCGGCTCCCTGGGGATTTCCTATGATCAGATGTGGGCATTGGCGCTGGCATCGGGGATCAGCGAGAAACAGATCAACAAGCGGGCACCGTGGTAAATAGCGGGAATACCCCCGTTATCAAAATACATGACAGGGCGCAAGCCCGGAAAGGACTACATCATGAGAAACTGGAAGAACTGGATCAAGGCGGCGGGTATCCGCGCCATCAAGACCGTGGCACAGACCGCTGTGGCCACCATCGGCACCACCGCCGTGATGGCGGAGGTGAACTGGGTCGCCGTGGGCAGCGCCAGCGTGCTGGCGGGCATTCTGAGCCTGCTGACCTCGCTGGCCGGTCTGCCGGAGCTGGAGGAGTGAGGGCATGAAGCTGGTAGAGACTTTCCTGACACGGAATCCCTGCTACAGCGCCAATATGAGCAACGCGGACGAGCGGTACACCACGTTCCAGCGCCGGGGGGCGCTGGGACTGGTGCTCCACTCGGTGGGCTGCGCCCAGCCGTCGGCAGAGGTATTTACCAGGAAGTGGGACAGCCCGTCCTACTCCCGCGCCTGCGTGCACGCGTTTATCGACGCCAATACGGGGACGGTGTATCAGTGCCTGCCGTGGAACTTCCGGGCATGGCACGTGGGCGGCGAGGCCAACAACACCCACATCGGCGTGGAGATGTGTGAGCCGTCCGCCATCAAGTACCGGGGCGTGAGCGCCAAGTTTGACGTGATCGACCGGGAAAAGGCGCTGGCACAGTGCGAGACGGCCTACAAGGCGGCGGTGGAGCTGTTTGCCATGCTGTGCAGGAAGTACAGCCTTGACCCGCTGAAGGACGGCGTGATCCTCAGCCACTATGAGGCGGGCAAGCGGGGCATCGGCTCCGGCCACGTTGACCCGGAACACCTGTGGACGGGGCTGGGCACCGGGTACACCATGGCGAGCTTCCGCAAGGATGTGGCGGCGGCGATGGGCGGCGTGGTCACGGAGCCCACCGTGGAACCGGCAGCCGCGGACAAAACGATTTCCATGCAGGTGCGGCAGTTGTCCAAAGGGATGGGGGGCAATGACGTGCGCACCTTGCAGGCGGCGCTGATCGCCAACGGCTACGACTGCGGCAAGGCCGGTTCTGACGGGGATTTCGGCAGCGGTACAGACGCAGCGCTGCGGCGCTTCCAGACGGACTATCAGCTGGGCGCTGACGGCATCGCCGGACGCGGTACGTGGGGGAGGCTGCTGGGGAAGTAAAGTTGTTTTCTGGGTGAGGCGGAGGCTACGACGAGCCGCCCTTCGTCTCCGCGCACGTGCGTTCCGCAAACCTACGGCACAGAAATGAACATGAACCCTGTTCACCGAGAGATCCGTGCAAAGCTTCAAAGCATGGCGCCCCGGCGGGCGGTGGCCTACATCGCCGCGCTGGAGCTGCCGGGAGACGAGGCGTATTTCCTCATCGAGTGCGACGTGAAGAGAAAGAGCTATGCGCAGCTGGGCGCACAGTCCTTTGCCTCGCCGGAGTACATCAACCGGACACGGCGGCGCGCTTACGCGAAGATAGCCGACCACATCAAGAATCAGTAAAGAAGAGACCAAACAATGACCGTTTTCAGGCCATTTGTTTGGTCTCTTTTCCTGTACCATGGAGAAAACAAGGAGGTGCTGGCATGGCATATTTCAACCCCTATCAGCCGATGGGATACGGCAGCCCATATGGATACCCCACCGGAGGCGGGCAGCCCTATACGGGGCAGATCACAAGGGTCAATGGGCGCGGCGGCGTGGACGCCTTTAAGATGGCTCCCAACTGCTCCGCGCTGCTGATGGACGAGCACGACCCCATTGTGTGGCTCAAGACGACGGACGGCGCAGGGTACGCCACGGCTACGCCGTACACGGTGACGCCGTATCAGCCTGCGCCGGTGGTAGACGTAAACAGCCTTGAAACGCGTGTGAAAAGATTGGAGGAGATGCTGAATGGCAAACCCGATGATGCAGATGCTGAGCGGCGGGCGAAACAAGCTGAATAACCCGCTGGCGCTGGTGGCGGAGTTCCGCAAGTTTGCGGCAGGCATGACACCGGAAAAGGCGGAAGAAACGGTTATGCAGCTGCTGAGTTCCGGGCAAATGACGAAAGAGCAGTTCGCCGAACTGAAAGAAACAGCCGGATGGCTGATGCGATTCCTGAAATAAGCCGGGTGCGCAACGGTTTATGATATATTCTGAAGGAAGGAGTACTATTCACCATGGACAATTACAGTCTGAGTGACCTGCGCGCCGCTGTCGGCGGCGAAAATGGCGGTTTTGGTTTTGGCGGCGGCGGACTTCTGATCGTCGTGATCCTGTTCCTGTTCTTCGTGATGTTCGGCGGCGGCTTTAACCGCCAGAACGATTTCGGGCAGTACGCCACGGCAGCCAGCCAGCAGGAGATCCTGTTCGGCCAGCAGTTCGGCCAGATCAATGACCGCCTGACCAATCTGGGCAATGGCATCTGCACCATCGGGTACGAGATGCAGGGCAACATCGGACAGCTGGGCAAGGAGATGGCGCTGGCGCAGAACGGCACCAACATGACCATCATGCAGACCGGCAACGGCATCCAGGCGCAGCTGGCAGAGTGCTGCTGCACCACGCAGCGGGCTATCGACGGCATCAACGCCAATCTGGAAGCCAAGTTTGCCGCGCTGGAGAAATCCCAGCTGGAGCAGCGGATCGCCGAGCAGTCCGCCCGCATTGCCAGTCTGGAGATGGACAACCGGATGTACGGCGTGGTACGTTATCCCAACGGCTACACCTACAACGCCGGTATGTCCCCCTTCTGCGGCGGTGGCTGCGGCTGCGGCAACGTGTAAGAGCATCTTACGAGTACGCCCTTTCAGGCGAGGCAAGCGGGGCGGCAACAGCTGCCCCGCCATTATCTTATCAGGAGGAATATATGATGAGCAAATCTGCGATCTATACCACAAATACCAGCAAGCCCACCGTGGCGGTGGGCGGGGTCGTGCCGGTGGGCGTGACAACGCGCCGGTTCGGCTGCAACATCAAGCAGGACGGCAACGCCATCACCCTGTGTGGACAGGGCTACTATCTGGTCAATGTCAGCGCCACCGTAGCGCCCACGGCCGCCGGAGCGGTCTCGCTGACGGCGCAGAAGGACGGCGTGGAGATCATTGGCGCGACCGCCGCAGCGACGGCCACGGGCGCCAGCGACGAGCTGAATCTGTCGATCACAGCGCTGATCCGCAACGCCTGCGGCTGCGAAAGCAGCATCCTGTCCCTGGTGCTGGGCGGCACGGAAGCCGTTGTGAACAACCTGTCCGTTGTGGCGGAAAAGCTGTGAGGTAAGGGCTATGAAGGATAAGATCAACGCGTATCGGGAAAAGCTGGAAAAGGGGCTGGCCGAGTATATGTCCATGCCGATCTCGGAGCGCAATGCCGTTGCTGTGACGGCTATGGTGGAGTGCTATGAGCACATCAATGCGTTTGCCGAAATGGTGGCGTGTGTCCACGATTTCGGGCGCGCTGACGCAGAGGCGTGGTGTGCGGGGATGGTCAATGACGACGGCTCCACGGGCGCACACTGGACGATGGAGCAGACGACGGAGACGGCGGAACGCATGGGGATCACCTGGGAGAAGATCACGCCCTGGTGCTGGTGGGTCGCCATGAACATGATGTTCTCCGACTACTGCAAGGTAGCGGAGCGGCACGGCGTATACACCACGGAGTTTTACGCCGACCTCGCCCACGCGTTTCTTTTCGACAAGGACGCCAAGAGCCCCAAGGAGAAGATAGCCGCGTACTACTGCGGCATCGTAAAGGCCGGGAAGGAGTAAGGCGGCGGGGCGCTCCGTTTTGCTAGTAATTTGTTAGTAACCGGAACAGAACACGACGAAACAGCAGAATATTTTAAGGTGGAAACATTGCAATATTCCGCCTTATTCCGGTAAAATATCACTTTATGGCGGTTCTTTTTGTGAGGAACATGCTTCACACGCAGGAGGTCACTGGTTCGAGTCCAGCAGTCTCCACCAAGAAAAACCTTGTAACCATGCGGGTTACGAGGTTTTTTCTTTTTTCTCGGATTTGGCGTTTGTTAGTAACGTGTTAGTAACCGCATTTATCAATGTTTCCGGATCGAGGTGCGTATAGATGTTTGCGGTAGTGGAATAATTGGCATGGCCGATGACTTTTTGAAGAATTTCAGGGGCAAGACCTTCCTTGACTGCGCGGGTGGCGTAAGTGTGCCGCGTGGCGTGGGGGGTCTTCCTTTTTATCTTGAGCTTTTCCAGCAGCGGGTAGTAGTCCCGGCGGCGGAAGTTGGCGGGGACTTTCTGCCCCTCGTAGCCGGACAGGAGCAGATCACCCTTTGCTTTCTGGGCGAAGTAGGCAAAATACGCCTTGCCCTCCGGGCGGATGGGGATGACGCGGTTACGCCCGGCCTTCGTTTTTTTGCCGCCCACCACATAGTCGCCGTGATAGTCCTTCAGGGGCAGGCTGAACAGCTCACCGATGCGCATACCAGTGGCGAGGAGCATGAGGACGATTCTGGCGGCGTCGCTGCCGTCCTTTTCCAGCTTTTTGATCTCGGCGTCGGTGAAGGTCTCCTTCTCCTTTTTCACATTCTCCGGCAGCTTGACAAAACGGGCAAAGTTGGTGGTGCAGATCTCCTCCCGCACCGCCCATGTGGACATCTGGGTGATGAGCTGCTTGTATTTGTTCACCGTGGAATGGCTTTTATCCATGTACTTATCAAGGATGGCCTGAAAGTCTGCGGTGCGGAGGCTGCGGAACTTCCGGTCGTGCAGCGGCTCAAATACATCATAGGCGCGGTCATAGGATTCGATGCCTTTTTCGCCGATCTCGCGGTAGTGCTCCGCTTTCCAGTCTGAAAACACCTCGGCGAAGGTCATATTATACCGCTCGTCCACCGTTTTGCCGGTAAGCCTTTCCAGCGCGGCCAGCGCGTCGGTCTTTTTTTCATAATAGCCGATAATGGTCTTGCTCTTGGCGGCCACCCACGGCCTTTTACGGCGGCCTGTAAGCCTGTAGACGCTGCCGGTACCGTTGGGGCGCTTTAGCGCCTTGCGCGGCTCTCTGGCCTGTTTTCTGCCGCACCACGGGCAAAAGACGGCGCTGTCCGGCATTTCCTTCTGGCAGGCTCTGCATTTTTGCGGCATACATTATTCTCCTTTTGACGTAATTCTTTTCCCGTACCGCAGGGCGGCTGCTAAGGTGGAGACAATAACGCCGGATGCAACGGCCAGCAGCACAAGGACTGCCAAGGCGCCGACGCTCCAGCTTCCGCCGCGGATCAGACCGGCGTCAGGAATACGCATATCAAGGACGACATAGCCTGCGAGGAGGGCCGTCTGCACCATGCAAAGGAGCAGCAGAAGATGTTGAGACATCCGCTGCTGCTTTTCTTTGCGGTATTGGCGGTACACCGTCTTGGTGAGCTGCTCCATGCCGCCCTCCAGCCGGGCGATCTGGAGCTCTGCCTTGTGGTCGGCGGCCATTTTCTCCAGCTTCTCCTCCGGGGACAGCTTTTCCGTAATGCCGAAATACCTGTCCAGCGACACGCCCAGAGCGGCGCAGATGAGACCGGCGTTATAGACATTGGGCGCCTTGGAGGCCGTGGCGAAAAAGTTCTTGATGGTGGGCATGGGGATACCGGTCTGGTCGGCCAGCTGCTGCACGGTCGTATTTTGTCGGTCTCTGGCAGCTTTGCAAATTTCGCGTAAAGATGCTTCCATGTTCCTCTCCTTCTCTCCAAAAAGCGCCGCAGCGGCGCGAATGTTTTCCGGCCTGAAGCCGGGGCAGCCTCCTTTCGGAGCTTGCGCGGCCCGACACGTTTCTGCTATGGTCAAGACACGGGCAGGCTCCTCCCTCCTGCCCGCAAAAAAGCCCCCGCCGTCGTTGCGGAGACGGCGGGGGCTTCAGCAATCAAGATATGCGGGAGGATGTGTACCGCCCCTTGATACAGGCATTGTAGTACCCGCCCATTGAATCCGCCGCGGTCAGCTCGTCGTACACAGAAGAGGGGGCGTCATAGGCATAGATGGAGCCGCTGTCGCGGAACTGCACATACAACACCTCATTGTCCCAATCGTAGCCGACGGCGGAAAAACAGGTGGACTCCGGGGTACTCTCCAGATAATCATCCGGGTCAGGCTCACTGTCGTCATACTCCGGCTCATCGTAGGTATATTCCGGCTCTTCATCGTCGGCGGTGGTGGCCGGGGCAGAGCTTGCCCGTGTGCTGCCGCAGGCGGTGCAAAGCAGCACGAGGACGGTGACCAGAATCGCAAAAAAAATGTAGTAAGACGCTGATTTCTTCAAAACGTATCTCCTCCCATGGTCAAACCGGAAACACCGCTGCAATGACAATGCCCCACATGACAGCGGACAGGACTGCGGCGTATGTATGGTACAGCCGTGTTTCTGATGCAGCCTTTTCCGCGATTTCCGCGCAGCTGTTCAGGCGCAGGCAATAGCGATGGATCGCGCTTTCAAACGCTTCAATATCGTCCATGCGTGGGATTTCCTCCGAAAACGACTCCGGCAGGCGTGGAGCCGGTGTGCAGACGCGAGACAGAACCAGCCACAAAATGACAGGGATGGCCGCATAGACGAGCGAGGCCTCTATGACATAGCCTTCGAACCAGTGGGACGCCAGAATGGTTGCAGCAGCTGAATCGGCAACCCAATAGGCACCAAAGGATGAGGGACTGTCTATGCCGGGCGGCAGCGCGCTGAACGCAGTGACCAACCGGGTCTTGCACGGATAATAAACCCGCAGAACAGCGGGTGCGCACTTCGTTTTGACACAAACTTCGCCGGTGGCCGGGCAGGTGAAATATGTTGACCAGTATTTATCCGGAAATGCTGACAACTGATTTTCTAGGTCGAAAGAGCTCAAATGCCATCGGGTTCCCTTGTAGGCCAAATAGCCAAACAGGAGCGCAGAAGCCGCAAGCAGGGCAAGTCTGACAACTGTTGACGCCCCCAAATGCACCACCTTCTTACTTTATTAAGATGCATTTATTGTAGGCGTTTGGGAGAACGAAAGCAAGAGGGTTGACGGAATTTTGTAACAGTTTATAAAATTACAGCAAGGATTTGCGCATTTTGCCGAAAGCGGGCGCAGATTCTGTACCGAAACGTGTCGAAACAGGATGGAGAGAGGAGACAATCATGGATCCAATGCAGTTGACCCGCGCAGAACGGCAGCTCCTGACGGCGCTGCAAGACCCGGAAAAGCTCATGGCTGCGATTCGATTCCTAACAGCGCAAGGAGTGCTTGACGCTGGGCGGGTGAGAGCCGCCTGTACGCAGCAAGGAGTTCCGCCTCGAGAGGCGTGACCTCCACACCCCCACTGGCCGGCAGGCCGGTGGGGGTTGGTTTTTGGGGATCGCCGCCAGTCACCGGAAGAATAGAATCCTGTTCGCTAAGTGTCACATCCATATCGTCACAAACGGCAAGGAGATTATCAAGGGTTAGCCCCATTCCCGCAGATATTTTATTCAGTACTGGCAAAGACGGAACCATTTGCTTCCCTGTTTGGGGATTGACCTCTTTTTCAATAAGGGAAATGTATCCAGTTGAAAGGCCACACTGTGCCCCCATTTGGCGCTGTGAAAGGCCATGCTCGGAGCGGTATTGTTTTATTACGTCAGACAATTTCACGATAGACCCTCGCTTTCTTTGTGCGATTTATTTTACGTTGCAGAGATAAAAAAGTCAACACAAATAGCAAAAATTTTTGACACGCGTGTAAAAAGCGCTTGACACCGCAGGGCGAGAGTGGTAAGATAGCATTGTCAAAAGTTTTAGACGGAAGGGGGCGTGAAGGTGGGGTACAAGATCAAGGACAGACGGGAAGCTCTTCGAATGTCACAAGAAGATCTTTCCGCAAAGAGCGGGGTCAGCAGACAGACTATTTCAAGCATTGAAAACAATCCGGAGAAAAGCGTTTCTACAAAAACGCTTGAGAAGATTGCCTCCGCGTTGGGCACTACAATCGGGAATCTTTTTTTTGAATAGAATGTCTAAAGCATTGGACACTCAAATCCAGACAAGAAAACGCCTGTAGGGCGTACAGGCGGGGAGGTGAGAGGATTGAAATACAACCTATATCCGGAGACGCAAGAGGCACTGAAAAGCGTGGAGAACCATGCGCTGGTGCTTGATACTGTGGACACCATCTGCGCCGCGCTGCGAGGGAAGGGCTTTTCGCCAGTCCAGGCAGAAGCGATGCTGGATCTGGCGAAAAGCAAGCTGATGACAGACAGCAAGCTGGTCTAAAACGGCATTTCTTCTTCGACCAGCTTGAAGGAGAAGTCCTCGCTGGAGGAGAGGTCGCGAAAGGCCAGCAGTGCGGTGCGAAGGACAGCGTAGGTATCGGCGGCAAGGGCGGCTCCGCAGTTGGGGCAGGAAAGTGCGCCACGGTCGGAGAATCGCCCGGAGGTCAGCGCGAAGCCGCAGCCGCATTTGCGGCAGCTTACATTTATACGAATATCCAAGGTTTCACCCCCTTTCCCGTTCAGTGTAGCACAGGGGCGGGACGGAGGCAAGAAAAACAGCCCGCGGGACGGCGGGCAGGGAGGTGAGAGGATGCCGGAGGAATGGAGCAGGGCGGAGGCGGCGGTGCGCTACCTGACAAGCCTGCTGCACTACCACGAGCGGGTGACGGCCTGCGCGGGCGGCGTGATCATGTCGGACGGCACGGCGATAGACATCCCGTATGGGCAGCTGTTCGACGGGTACGCCGACGCACTGCGGGAGGCGATCCGGTGCGTGAAGCAGGTCAACGGTCTTGTGTGATCTTGCGATAAACGGACGCACAGCACGCTTGACAGCGGGCATCACCGCTGTAATTGTCGCATCCGTTGACTTGAAGCAAGTGTGCGTTTTCTGCTGTTACCTCCCGTACCCACACTTTGTACGGACGGAAGTCTTTGGGACAGTTTACGGAAACAGGGAATTCATGGATGGGGGACGGGTTCATAACGGCCTCCTGTGTTGATAGGTTTTGTGTAGCAGCTAACATATTAACACGCCATGTAATCTTTTTCAACCGCTAGATGTGGTGGGCTGAGAGGCGGAGGACACAAGAAAACGCCTGTAGGGCGTACAGGCGGGGAGAAAGGAGGATGGGAAATGCGCGAGACGATCTGGCTGAGCGACAAAAATAAAGAGACGACGAAGCAGGTAGCCCGGGTGCTGGCTGAGGCAAAGGCCACCTGCTCCGACGTCCGGATGATCCTGAGCGCCGTGTGGGATTATCTGGAGGTCACGGCTGCTGAGGACGCGTGCGACGTGCAGTAGCTTCCGCGACGGCGGTCAGCGTGGACATGCTTCCGGCGAGAGCGGCAAGGCTCACGGCGGCGCAGACCGGCGGAGAGTCCGGAGACACGCTGGCGTTCCACGCGCAATTGGCAACACAGGGGACGTCCTGCTGCGGCGTGGAACGGAGTGGACAGAACTTTGTACAGGTCACTGGTTTCACCCCCTTTCCCGCCTATTTTAACACGGCGGGAGGAGCGGAGCAAGGGAGGCCGCTTGTGAAAACCGCATACTTGCCTTTTATGGAGCGCCCGGGATGAGAAAACGGGAGGCTGCCACCTCCCGCATCTCGTCTGGCTTTGTCTGCACCATGTTGCTGCTGCTGGCAGACAGCACTGGGCATGGCCGCAACGCTTACGCGCCGAACGGGGTGGGGCCACCACCTCTGCCGAGCGGTTACCGCAGACACAGGGAAGGTGTAATGACGCCGGAGAGAATCCCCTCGATGGCGATCACGTCCTTTCCCGCCCATGGGCGTTCCCTAAAGGGCAAGTATCAGGGTATCACATCGGGCAAACATTTACAACCGGAATTTCAGGAGGAGTTGACGCTATGCGAGAGGCATGGACGGGTCGGCTGGTGGGCAGGATGCACAACTATGAGGTGACCTGCGGACAGCTGGCGGCGGAGATGGGCGTGACGAAAGCCTACATCAGCCAGATCCTGAGCGGGAAGCGGAAGCCGCCGAACGCACGGGTACGGCTGGAGACCGCGTTGAACGCGGTGATTGAAAAGAGGAAAGGAGGAGCCGGGCATGATCGAGACATTGACGCTGAATGAGGCGGCGGCCTATCTGCGCAGGCACGGGATGAGCATTGCCAACACGGTGCTGGCGGACGGGCTTGAGCAGGGGAAGTATTCCTTCGGGCTGTGCGTGGTGAGTTCGCGGGGCAGCCGGTCGTTTCAGATCTTCAGGACGCTGCTTGACCAGTGGATCGCGGAGAGGACGGTGGGGGCATGATGGCCTATGTGATGATCGTCATCGGGGCGGCCACGACGGCGCACCTGTTCGGGGTGCTGCTGGACAAGCTGGAAGGGCGGCGGTGAGCGTGATGCTGGAGCGGCCTGTGGCGGTGGCGTGCCCCTGCACGCCGGACTGCCGGGAGCGGCAGGCGGGGTGCCACGTGGCGTGCGAGCGCTACCAGCCCTACCGGAGGGCAAAGGAGGCGGCGTATCGGCAGCGGCAAGCGGATGCAAGGGCCGCGCTGGACGCGACTGCCGGGAAGCGGAAGGCCGCTGCGAAGCGGTTCCGCTGGGAGCATAAGCATGGGAAGTGAGAAGGAGGTGACACGCCATGCCGTTTACGGCGGCGGAATGGGAGGAGATGCGGCGGGCTGACGAGGAGATCGAGCGGGAGTTCCGGCTGTCTCCGGAGGATCTGGAGCGGGACAGGGAGCTGACGCGGGTGGCGCGGATGGAACGGATGGATTCAGAGCGGCGGCGCCTCGCGGAGAAGCAGCGGGCATACTACGAGGCCAACCGCGACAGCATCGCGGAGAAGCATCGGGCATACCGTGAGGCCAACCGCGACAGCATCGCGGCGTATCAGCGGTGGATCCGGGATGCCCGTAAGGCTCACGGCTATACCCAGCGGGATATGGCGCGGATGCTGGGTGTGTCCATCTCGGCGATCTCCCGGCTGGAGAGTGGGGAGCTGCGGCTCTCCGGCTTTAAGAAGCGGGCGGAGCTGCTGGCGCTGCTGAAGGAGGGCGGAGATGTTTCAATGCAATGAGACCGGGCGGCTTTTTGAGAAAGCCGTGGTGGTGATGGACGAGGACTGCGGGCAGGAGCACGTGTGCCCCTGCTGCGGCGACACGAACTTTGACGAGGTGTTTGCCTGCGACATCTGCGGCACGTTCTCCAACTGGGAGGCCTGCGGCGTGAGCGGCTACTTCGACAGCTACCTGTGCCAGGGCTGCCGGAGGACGGCGCTGGTGAACCTGTTTGAAAAGGGCGCCCGGGAGCTGGGCGCCACGGAGGAGGCCTGGCTGGACAACGTGCTGGAGTACGGCGGCTGGGCAGACCTGAAACAAAAATACAAGGAGGCAAAAGAAAATGGGACTGAGACCCTTTAATGAGCTGGTACAGCTGGACGTGCGGCCCTTCTGCGAGACACGGAAGGCCAAGGACGACAACGGCAACGTGGTGGACATTCCGTACCTGAACTGGGCGAAATGCGCGAAGCTGCTCCACGAAAACGGGGCGGAAAGCGTGTGGTTTGCGCCCCGGGAGTGCCCGGAGACCCACACCTATCTGTGGCCGCAGGCGGAGGTGACCACCCGGAAGGGCTACAAGACGCAGTGCTGGTTTGTGAGCGTGGAGATCCACATCGACGACCTGGTATTCAGCATGGACACGCCGCTGCTGAACGGGTCGCTGGTGGTGTATGAGGACACGCTGAACCAGCTGCGCATCGCCAACGCCCAGGCGCGTGCCTTTGTGAAGGGCGTGGCCATCCGGACGGGGCTGGGCTTTGACCTGTGGGCGGAGAGCGGCGACGGGGACGACGGCGACGACGACCTGAGCCGCCACAGCATCTGGGCGATCAAGGAGCGGCTGGAGCGGCTGATCACCACCAAGGAGCGCAACGGGCTGGAGCACCGGGAGCTGCTGGCGCAGCTGCGGATCAGCGACAAGCAGCTGACCCAGCTGATGGGCTATTTCGCCAAGCTGGACAGCCTTGAGAAAGCGGTGAGCAGGCTGTGATCCGGGATTATGACCGCTCCGGGTGGTTCGGAGCATCGGACACGGCCACCATCATGGGCTCGTGGGAGACGGAGACGTTCCGGAAGTGGTGGGCGGTGAAGCTGGGCATCCGGCAGGAGCACTACACCAACGCCGCCATGCAGGCCGGGACGGCCTATGAGCACAGGATCCTGGACGCGCTGGGGGTGAAGAGCCGCGACCGGCAGGTCAGGATCCACGCGTTGCGGCTGCGGGTGAACTACGACGGGGACGACGCGTGCACCATCACCGAGGTCAAGACCCACAGCGCGGCCAAATTCAAGGTGAGCCGCGCCTACTGGATGCAGTGCCAGGTGGAGATGCTGGCCAGCGGCTGGGGGCTGCGGCAGCGGAAGGCGTGCCGCATTGCCGCCTACCGGATCGGCGAGGCGGAGAAACAGAACTTTTTCCTGCCGGTGGATCCCGGGCGGATCACCATCTGGCCGGTGGCGTATGACGAGGCGTGGGTGGAGACCCAGTACCTGCCCCGGCTGCGGTATCTGGCCGGGTGCCTGAAAACGGGACGCTGGCCGCGAAAGGAGGAGGTGGCATGCAGCAGGTGACGGTGGACGCCGCCCGCTGGCTGCGGGACAGTGAGGGGGCATGGCTGGCCTTCCGGGTGAACTCGGACAAGACGGCGATGGACGTATGTGACAGCCTGCAGGACGGGAAGCCCTACACGGTGACGGTGAAGCGCAGGGGCAGGAGCCTTGACGCCAATGCCTACTTCTGGACGCTGGTGAACCGGCTGGCGGACAGGCTGCAGACCGACCCCAACGAGATATACCGGGCGTACATCCCGGATGTGGGCGGCAACTACGAGGTGGTGCCGGTGCGGGAGGACAGGATCGCCGTATGGGAAAAGGTCTGGTGCAGCGGCCACGTCGGGCGCATGATCGAGGATCTGGGGCCATGCCGGAACACGAAGGGCTATCACAACATCCGCTCGTATATCGCCAGCAGCGACTATGACACGGCGCAGATGAGCCGCCTGATCGAGCTGGTGGTGGCGGACTGCAGGCAGCTCGGCATCGAGACCATGACGCCCCGGGAGCTGGAGGCGCTGGTGTCACGCTGGGGGGAGGTGGGCCCATGAAGCGGAGGACGCGGCAGATGCTCACCTTCCGGGGCGAGAGCAGATGGGCGTCGGAGTGGGCAAAGATCACGGGTATCTCCGTGCCCGCCATCTACTGGCGGCTGGCCAACGGCTACACCGTGGAGCAGGCGCTGACCACGCCCATGCGCACCCGGAACGTGGGCGGGCGGCTGGGACACTACATAGACCACAGCGGGGAGCGGCACGGAAAGCTGGAGGTGCTGCGCTATCTGCGGACGGACTGCTCCGGCAGCGCCGTGTGGCTGTGCCGGTGTGAATGCGGCAGCGAGGTGGCCATCGCGGGACACCGGCTGAAAACCGTTACCAGCTGCGGGTGCGACCGCAGGCGGCGCACGCCCCGCAAGGGGGAGAAGCCGCCGCAGGACTGGGCGGAGCAGCCCTGCTGGACGTGCCGGAAGTACGCCGGATGGTGCTGCTGGAGCCGGGAGCTGAAGCCGGTGCCGGGGTGGCGTGCCACCAAGACCATCAAGTTTCAGGGCACCTGCGGGGGGCTGGAGTCCTACGCCATCCACGAATGCCCGGAGTACGAGCCGGACGGGACGGAGGTGACGCCGGGTGGATGAAAAGCGCTGCTTTCTCTGCGGGCGGAACGGCGGCGAGGATCCGCTGGACATACACCACATCTTCCCCGGCGCCTGCCGGAGGAAGAGCGACAGGTACGGCCTGACGGTGTACCTGTGCCACAAGCGGTGCCATATCTTCGACAAGGGCGCCGTACACAACAACGCAAAGGCAATGCGCCAGCTGCAGCGCTATGGCCAGCTGAAGGCCATGCGGGAGCAGGGCTGGACAGAGGCGGACTTCATACGGGAGTTCGGGAAAAACTACTTATAGGAGGCAGAAAATGGCATTGAACGCAGTGGTGCTCCAGGGGCGGCTGACCCGTGACCCGGAGCTGCGCCGCACCCGGAACGGGACGGCGGTGACCAGCTTTTCGCTGGCGGTGGATCGGGACTTCAAGGGGCAGGACGGAGAGCGGGAGACCGACTTCATCGACGTGGTGGCATGGCGCGGCACGGCGGAGCTGGCCGCCAAATACCTGACGAAGGGCCGCATGGCGCTGGTATCCGGGCGGCTGCAGCTCCGGGACTGGCAGGACAAGGACGGCAACAGGCGCCGCAGCGCGGAGGTGATCGCCGAGGGCGTGTACTTCTGCGACAGCAAGAAGGAGGACGGCGGCTGCAAGACGGCGGGAAAGGCCGTGGACGTGGATGCGGACGACTTCGCCGAGGTCGAGGAGGACGGCGATCTGCCGTTCTGATGGGCGGAAAACGGGGGCGAAGGAAGGAAACGGAGCGGGGCGTATCGCAGGCGCGAACCGTGACGGCTGGCCACACGTGAGCCAGCGCACGACGGCGGCGTTTGCGAAAATCCCCCTTTTCCCCCCTTTCTTCCCCCCACACCCCCTATCTATCCCCCTATATCCCCCTTACACACACCCACAGAAGATAGATTTTCTTTCTTGAGGGGGTGTATGGGGAGGCAGTACGATAGAAGGAGAGCGCACGAGGAGACACGATGACGAAGGACGAATTTGAGCAGGTTTTCGTGGCATTGGGGCTATTCTGGCCAAGAGAGACTGTTTCGGACAGCCGGAGGGCTGCGTGGTGGATGGCGCTTGAGCCATTCGCCTACCGGAGCGGCGTCCGGGAGAGGATCGTCGCTTACGCCAGATCGCCGAAGGGCAATTTCTTCCCGGATGTGGCCGATCTGACGGCGGGGCTGACGCCGGAGCGTTTGCCGGGAGAGAAGCGCGTGCCGGACTGGATCGACGAGCTGCTGGAGAAGCTGCCGCCACACACACCGCATCCGGAAACGCATTACGCGGCAGACCACGGATGCACGATCGGCGACGCGAGGAGGGCGCTGGGAAATGACATTTGAGGAGGCCAATAAGATCCGCATTGCGCGGCTGTGCCCGGTGTGCATCGGCGAGATGGAGCGGGAGCACTACTTCGTGCGCCCCACCCGGGAGCAGGTGTACGGCGGCGCCATGCGGGACGTATGGGAGCCGGGCGTGTGCCAGCGCTGCGGACGGGAACGGAGGATGACGAAGCTGCGGCGGTATCTGCTGCGGCGGCAGGGCATGAAGGAAAGGGGGATACTGGATGAAGCTCCGGTTTGAGATACCCTATCCGCCGTCAGACGTGGGGCGGCGGGAGTGGACGCGGCTCTACGGCCTCAACGGCTACTACGGCAACAGGGTCAACTACCACGAGCGGACACGCGCTATCCATGTGCTGCATGAGCTGGTGCAGCTGCGGATGCGGAAGGCGGGGATCCCGAAGCAGGCGGTGACGGAGCCGGTGACGGTGACCTTCCACTGGAACGACCGGCTGGACATCGACAACCACGCCATCATGGGCAAGGCCATTGTGGACGCCATGAAGGGCTGGGTGCTGCCGGACGACAACCGCAGGTGGCTGGTGGGCGTGTCCCACCGGTTCTGGGACGGCGAGGACGTGCTGGTGGAGGTGGAGACGGCGGAGATGGATGGGGTGGGGGTGAGCCCATGATAACGGCGCAAGAGTCATTTGACGGCGAGATCATCGTGGACAATTTCGCCGGAGGAGGAGGCGCATCTACGGGAATTGAGATTGCAACGGGCAGGGCGGTGGCGATTGCCATTAACCACGACCCGGCGGCGATCCTGATGCACAAGACAAACCACCCCTACACGGAACATCTGCAAGCGTCTGTGTGGGACGTAGACCCCAAAGCCGTGTGCCGGGGGCGGCCTGTGGGGCTGGCGTGGTTTTCGCCGGACTGCAAGCACTTCTCCAAGGCAAAGGGCGCGGCATTGGTAGACCGGAAGATTCGCGGCCTTGCGTGGATCACGCTGCGGTGGGCGGCAGAGGTACGTCCCCGCGTCATCATCCTCGAAAACGTGGAGGAATTCCAGACGTGGGGGCCGGTGCGGAAGGGAAAGCCGGTGAAGAAGCTGGCAGGCACCACGTTCCGGAAGTTCATAGCTCAACTCGAGGCGCTGGGCTACACCGTGGAGTTCCGGGAGCTGGTGGCGGCAGACTTCGGAGCGCCTACCTCCCGCAAGCGGTTTTACATGATTGCCCGCTGTGACGGGAAGCCTATTGCCTGGCCGAAGCCCACCCACAGCAAGACCGGCGCGGACGGGCTGCCCAGGTGGCGCAGCGCGGCGGAGATCATCGACTGGAGCCTTCCTTGCCCATCGGTATTCGCGTCCAAGGCGGAGATCATGGAGAGATACGGCCTGAAAGCGGTGCGGCCGCTGGCGAAGAACACCATGCGGCGGATCATCCGGGGTGTGGATAAATTCACCATCAAGAGCGGCCAGCCGTTTATCGCACCGGGAAAGCCGCTTCTGGCTCCCGCGCTGATCCAGTATCACACGGAACAGACGGAAGCTGTACGGGCATCCGGGCTGGGTACGCCCATCAACACGGTGGACGCCTCCAACCGATACGGCCTGACCTGCGCCAATCTGGTGGAGTATTACACCGGCGGCAGGCCGCTGGATGTGCAAGACCCCATGCACACGGTGACAAGCCATGACCGGGAGGCGGTGGTCGCCGCGCATGTGGTGAAATTCAAGGGCGACAATCTGGGGCATGGTGCAAGAGAGCCGATGCAGACAGTGACCACCAGCGCCGGGGAGTTCGCCGTGTGCAAGGCGTACCTGGCGAAGATGCACGGCGGCGACGTGGGATACTGGCCGCTGATCCGCGACCTGCTGAACGAGTTCTGCGGCTATGCGCTGGCGGAGGACGACGTGCTGCTGTTGGAGATCGACGGTGTGCTGTACTACATCGCGGACATCGGACTGCGGATGCTGTCGCCCCGTGAGCTGTACAACGCCATGGGGTTTCCGCCGGATTACATCATTGACCGGGATTATGAGGGCAACGAGTACAAGAAAAGTGATCAGGTGGCGCGGTGCGGCAATGCGGTATGTCCGCCGGTGGCGTCCGCGCTGGTGCGTGCCAACTTGCCGGAGTGGTGCGGCGTGACCATCACCACAATGGCGCAGTTGATGGACTGCGTGGCGGTGTGAGAGGAGGAATGACATGGTGAACGACGCTTTGTTTTCCAGCGATAAGAATTTCTGGGAAACGCCGCAAAAGCTGTTTGACGAGCTGGACGCGGAGTTCCATTTCACGCTGGACGCCGCCGCCAGTGATGAAAACCACAAGTGTGCGCGGTATTTCACGCAAAACGATGATGGTTTGCGGCAAAATTGGGAGAGCGAAACGGTGTTTTGTAACCCGCCCTACGGAAGCAAGGAAACCGGACTGTGGACGGAAAAATGCTACCGCGAGGGACAGAAGCCGGGGACAACGGTTGTGCTGCTGATTCCGGCGCGGACAGACAGAGCCAGCTTTCACGACTATGTTTTGGGTAAGGCGGAAATTCGATTCCTGCGAGGTAGGCTGAAATTTGAGCTGGACGGAAAGCCGATGGGAACGGCGCCGTTTCCCAGCATGATTGCCATTTGGCGAGGAGGAACGACATGACAAGAGACGAGATTGTGACTGCGCTGCGGTGCCACTGTGATGCAATAGAAACCGGGGCGTGCCCAAAGGATAAGTGTCCTTCGTTTGAAAGACCGGCGCGTTATAAATGCGCTGGTGTGGTTTCTGGGGAAGCCGCTGACCTGATCGAGAACCAGCAGCGGGAGATAGAAGCGCTGCGGAATGAGCTGTGCCAATATTGTGGGAAGTAGAAACGGGCACACGAGGGTGCCTGTAATGGGTGCCGATGGAAACAGTAAAACGCCGGGGCTCCCGGTGAAATAAAAATTTCAGGAGGACAAGAACATGAACGAGCAGAAGAAACAGATGTACATCGTGCGGTGCGATCGGGCGGGGGTGTTCTTCGGCGCCATCAAGGAGCGCAACGGCACGGAGGCCACCATGATCAACGTGAGAAAGCTGTGGTACTGGGACGGCGCGGCAGCCGTGGAGCAGCTGGCCGTGGACGGCACCAGCGCCCCGGAGAATTGCAAGTTCACGATGACGGTGCCGGAGATGGTGGTGACCGGGGTGATCCAGGTGATCCCCTGCACGGAGAAGGCCGCAGCATCCCTCGGCGGCGTGAAGGAGTGGAGAAGATGACGCTGGAGGAGAAGATCAGAGCCTTTTTGACGGTCGGCTCCGGCTCCGGCGACGGCTACGG